AAAGCAGGTTAAAGAGATCTTTCAAAAGATTTTACAATTTGCGTGATTTTAAACCCGGAGATGATGACAGCGCCGCTGATGCATCTAAGACGGTTATAAACAATCTTAAGGCCGCAATGAAGATGCCACCGGCCGGCGGATTATTGCCATGGTGGAAGCGCTCAAGACTCAGAACTAATCCGTTCGACTCTAAGGGTAAATTATGTGAAAAAAACTGATAGTGTGATATTTATTAAGAGGAATTTGTAGTGTCATCGATTGGAGTATCATTACCAATACAAAAAGATAGCGGCGATGGGTTCGTTATGCTTAAGAATCTACGTCAGGTAGTCAAACAAAACTTAAAGATGCTAGTTTTGACAATACCGGGCGAAAGAGTCATGGAGCCAGAATTCGGAGTTGGTTTAAAAACTTATTTATTTAGTAATTTTTCGGAAGACATTTATCCAGAAATAAAACTAAAAATACAGAGACAAGCGGCAAGATACATCCCCCTTGTAACAATAACATCGGTCGATATATTTTTGATTAGCCCAGATACAAATTCATTTGCCATATCGATTAAATATTCTATACCCGATATTGGACTAAAAGATTTAATAGAATTTACTATTTAGTATTTGAGATCAACACATGTCTAAAGACCAGAAAAACAGTTTACCTATAAATTACACAAGTAGAGAATTCTCGTCCATTAGAGAAGACTTGCTTGAACTAGCCGAAAGATTTTATCCTGATACATTCCAAGATTTTAGTGAAGCATCTTTCGGGGCCATGATGCTAGATGCCACCGCGTATGTGGCAGATCAGATGGCTTTATACATTGACTTCAACATCAACGAGTCATTTTTAGACACCGCGTATCAGTATGGGAATGTAGTGAGACATGGCCGCGTGCTCGGGTATAAAGACCCCGGTAGGCCGTCTACAACAGGCGTAGTGGCTTTATATGTTCTAGTGCCGGCAACATCATCTGGAATGGGCCCAAATAGGGACTATATTCCGATGGCTCTTAGAGGAACATCTTTTACGAGTGATACGGGTCTGTCTTTTATCTTAACAGAAAATGTTGATTTTAGTGATTCTAGCAACGAAGTTGTGGTGGCAAGAACCAATAACACAACTGGTGCCCCTACGCATTATGCGATAAAAGCTTATGGCAACGTAGTCTCTGGCCAATTTGGGCAAACAGAGGTTACGGTGGGCGCTTATGAAAGATTCAAAAGAATATCTCTCGCAATTCCAAACTTATCAGAAATTATTTCTGTATTCGACTCGGAAGGAAATGAATATTTTGAAGTAGAATACTTGTCACAGGATATGGTCTTTAAAGAGATATCGAACTCCAATTATAAAAACGATAATGTGCCTTCAATATTAAAGCCATTTTTGGTTTCTAGAAAGTTTGTAGTAGAACAAACTGATGCTGGCGCCGTTCTTCAATTCGGTAGTGGAAAGGCTGGCGACTCTAATGTTATTGCCTCGCCACAGTCTGTCGCCATGGACACATTTGGAAAGAGCTATACAACAGATACTTCTTTCGATCCAACAAAGATAAGTCAAAATTCAAATTTTGGAATTGTTCCTTCAAACACTACCTTAACCATTTTATATCGCTCGACAAACCCAGTAAACTCAAACGTTGCCACTAATAGACTTAACAGAGTAAGTGTTCCGAGACTACAGTTCAAGGATGAAACAATCCTGAGTCCCTCGGTAATATCCACAATTACCACTTCGCTAGAGGTATCTAACGAGACACCGATAACAGGCGACGTGTCAAACCCCTCAATTACTGAAATAAAAAGAAGAATTTACGATACATTTCCGACACAAAACAGAGCAGTTACACAAACTGATTATGAAAGCATAGTGTATCGCATGCCTTCGAAATATGGTTCTCTTAAGAGAGTCAGCGTTCAAAAAGATCCGGACTCCGTTAAAAGAAACTTGAACATGTATGTGATATCAGAAGACTCTAACGCAAAATTAACACAAACAAATAGTACCATAAAAAATAACTTAAAAACTTGGCTAAATCATTATAGAATGATCAACGACACTGTTGACATCTTGGATGCATATATTTTGAATATTGGCATAGATTTTGTAATCAAGCCCGTTAATGGCGCTTCAAGAAGTGATGCACTAGATGATGCATTAAAAATTATCAAAGAAATGTATTCTGAAGGGTTTTTCATAGGCGAACACATTTATATGAGCGACATATATTCTGAGTTAAAAAAATCAGAATACATCTTGGATGTTGTCAAGGTAAAAATTAACAACAAGACAGGCTCTCAATATTCAAATATTAGCTTCGATATAAACTCTAACGTTTCTCCAGATGGAACATACTTGATATGTCCAAAAAATGCCATATTTGAATTAAAATACCCAGACGTAGATGTCAGAGGCAAGGTAAGATAATGATTAGAAGATATACAGCATCAGCAGATACCACCATTGTTAACGCTTATCAGCCCAACTTAACCACACGAGGCACTGGCGCAAATGCTGGTGTGGCCGATGTTTTGGAAACATATTCTATCTATGGTCGCCAGCAGGCAACTAGTTCAACATATCAGGCATCACAAGAATTATCAAGAATACTTATAAAATTCCCTGTTTCGGGTATTTCTGCAGATCGCACTGCTGGAACAATTCCTGCAAGTGGAAGTGTCAAGTTTTATCTGAGATTGTTTAACGCTGAGCACTCTAAGACAGTACCACTCGATTATAAGCTAAATATTCTTCCCGTTTCACAGTCATGGCAAGAGGGCGTCGGTTTAGATCTAGAAGGATACGCAGATTTAACAAAGGGTAATCCCGGCGCTAACTGGATGTCAGCCTCTGATTCTGCCGCTTGGACCCGTGTTGGTGGTGATTATCTCACCGATACAGCAGCAATTATGTATACGCAGACATTTGAAAAGGGCACAGAAGACATAGAAATTGATATATCGGAACTAGTAGAAAGATGGGTTGCCGGAACAGTTGATAATTACGGCGTTGGTATACATTTATCATCCAGCTACGAGGCTTATTACTCTGGATCTGCTGGGGCTGATAGTGGCAGCGTGCTCAACAACACCGATGGTGCTACTAAGTCATACTATACAAAGAGATTTTTTGCACGCGGTACTCAGTATTTCTTCAAAAGGCCAGTAATTGAAGCGAGATGGAATTCTACCACAAAGGATGACCGAGGAGATTTTTATTACAGTAGCTCGCTGGCCCCCGCCGCAGATAACTTAAATACAATTTATTTATACAATATTATTAACGGAGCACTCACTAATATCCCCGGCATTGGTACTGGCTCTATATATGTAAGTTTATATTCAGGCTCTTCTGATAATTCTGAGCCTTCCGGTTCCAAACTATCTCTTTATGATGCTTCTACAGCCGCAACCGGAGGTTATGTTTCTACCGGCCTGTACTCATGCTCAGTAGGCATCAATTCTTCATCAACCACAACTTTATATGACGTGTGGTTCAGCGGCTCAACTGAATATCATACCGGCTCTATAGAACCCAAAGTGCGTACTGGTAATTTGTCTACTTCTGAGAAAACATATTATCTCAACATAACAAATCTTCAAAACTCATATCGCAGCGATCAGTTAACAAGATTAAATCTGTTTATTAGAAACAAATTCTGGGAACCAACAATCTATACTGTAGCAAATAGCACCGTGAGCACTACCACTATACACAGCGCCTCATACCGAGTATTCAGAACACTGGATAACTTAGAAGTTATACCTTACGGAACAGGCTCTGATTTACATACTTTATTGTCGTATGACGCTAAAGGAAATTATTTTGATTTTGATATGAGTTTATTAGAGGCTGGCTATGAATATAAATTTAAATTTGCGTTTTATGACCCCATGACTGATTCGTGGAAAGAGCAGAACGAAGATTTTAAATTTAGAGTTGAAAGCTGAGATAAAAAATGAGCATTAAAAATCTATTTTCACAAAACAGAACCGAGTCGCGCGAATATTCTGATTACATCGATGACAAAACTACTTTCGAACCCGTCGAGTCGTCTAGAAATGCTGAACAAATTCGTATCGAGCAGAATACGTTTGTACCACAAGTAGATTATTCCAAGCCCAGCAAGTTTGTTAGATTCGGTTCTGCCGAAATGTACTATAGCGGCGCAATGACCCATATTATGGATTACTATCCGTATGATGGCTCGATGGCAGAAATCAACAAGTTCTACAACAGCATGATGCCTGTTGAGAAATACATTTTTGATAATCTATATCCACGATTTAATGGTCACGCTATTTTCAGCGCTGATGGGTGGGGCTCTGGTACTTTAACATCTGACGGGTACGGCGTACCAGACACTAAAGAGTACATCTTATTTAAAGGTGGCCCTCATGGTGTTTCGGGCCCACTGTCATCGATAACGAACAACCCATATAACAACAAATACCAAAATTCAAATATATATGACGAAGACCTGTATACTAACGCTGGATTACCAAGCGATTACGATGTTGGCACTAGAGAATCAAACTTAAAAACTAATTTTGATACTGGCGTTACAGTAGAGTTTTGGCTCAAAAAAGACGCTTTTGTTACTAGTACAAGCGAAAAAGAGGTAGTTTTTGACCTTTGGAACAGCGGTTCATCAGGTTCGGCAGGATATGGAAGATTAACAGTAGCTCTCACAGGTGCAGCATCTGGAAGCCCGTTTATCATTACGGCTCAATCTGGAACAGTTTCAGCTTCAATATCTAATAGCAGCATTGGTAATAATCTAACTACTTCATCGTTAGGGACTTGGGGACATTATGCACTAAGGTTCTATAACACCGGTAGTGATTTTATCGCTAAACTTTACGTCAACGGTCAGCTAAACGACACGAATACGTATTCATCACAGAAACTTGGTGAAATAACATCGGGCAGTATGCTAGCTTCTTTGGGTGCTCTAGTTGGGCCCCCATCGGGCTCTTCAGCAGCAAGAGGAAGTGGTAAGCTTTCCGGCTCTATGGACGACTTCAGATTCTGGAAGACTAGCAGAAACTCAGATCAGATTTCCACAAATTACTTTGATAGAGTTGGCGGTGGTACAAACACAGATATTAGCAACACAACTTTAGGTGTTTACTACAAGTTCAACGAGGGAATTACTCAGGACAGTAGCATAGACAGTATTGTTTTGGATTATTCTGGCCGCATATCAAATGGTGTGTGGGTAGGGTACGGCTCTAATTCACGTAACACGGGTTCCGCTATTGTGTTGGCAGGTGCTGCTACAAAGGAATACAAAGATCCCGTAATACGCTCAACACACCCTGATTATGTAACTTTAAAAAGTAATTTGATTACTTCTGGTACTAATCACGATGTCAATAACGCAGCAACGTTTATCAACTATGCTCCTTCTTGGATTTTAGATCAGCACGACGACACTGAGAACAGAAATCTCAAGATTATATCTCACATTATGGGTGCTTACTTTGACAAGATGTATATGTTGGCATCGCAGATTCCAAACTTTAAACAAATAAATTACACAACTGCTTCGCACTCGC